CCGTCGTGGTGGCGGTCGAGACGAACGTCATCAGTACCCTCCGACCGGTGCGTGAGTCATGGCCCGGCCAGCAAGCCCGGAAATGCCGTCAGACGCGCCCGAACGGATCGCGGCGGCAAGGCGAGAGATGTCGTCGGGGTGCAGACGCGCCAGCGAAGGGCCAGCGGACCCGCCCGACGAGCGCGGCGGTCGGCCGCCGTCATTCATCCACTCCAGCATCGGAGCCCAGAACGCGGAGTCCTTGCTGTTGACGACGAACTCGTCGCCCGCGAGGGGCTGCTGCAAGGTGCGCCCGCCACTGTTCAGCGGCCACAGGACATTGTCGTAGCCCGGGTCCGTGCCCGGCACCCAGCCGCCCGCGTTCAGGCCGGGCATCTTGCGGCCCGTCCAGCCGCCCTCATGCGCGCCAGCCAGTTGGGTGCCGCCCCGAACCCGGATGTTCAGGTAGGCGAAACGGTCCCGCGTCAAATTGGCGAGGGCGGACTCTGCTGCGCCAGTTCGGGCGTTGACCGTGAGGGACGCTTCGGCGCGGCTGATCTTGCCCTTGACCGTGGACAGCTTGCCCTCCGCGGGGCCGGTGTCGGCGCCGATGGTGACGTCTTCCTTGCCCGCCTTGATCTGCGCGATGATCGTGTCAAGCGCGTCCTTCGCGGGCACCTTGTTGCCGTTGATGGTGACGGTGCCGTCCTCGGCGTTGATGTTCGCCACGATCAGGTCGAGCGCCTTCTCAGCGTTGACCTTGTCACCGTTGATGGTGACCGTCCCGCCGGAGGCGTCCACGGTCGCAGAGAATGCATCCATGTCGGCGGTCATCGCCACCGTCGCATCATGCAAGCGCGCCTTCAGCAACTCCGGCGCCGCCCAAGCGTTCGCCTTCGCCTGCGCCTCATCCAGCGCGGCGGGGATCTCCGATCGGATGCCCACCGCAGCCTCCGCCGCGGCACCCCCGACGTTGTAGAGCGCAGTCGACAGCGAATCGTCAACGAACGGAATCGACTCGACAAGCGCAGCCATGCCGAACGCAATATCGGCGATAGCGTCCAGCGCGGAAGCTGAGAACTCCACGAACGCGCCAGCCATCTCAAACACGCCATTGATCACGTCGAGGAAGAACTGCATCAGCGGCGCACGGTTCGCGGCGACCCAGTCTGCGGCCCCGCCGATCTCGTCGCTGAACGCCTCAGCAAGGGCACCCTTGATGCCGTCCATCGCAACCTCAATGTTGCGCTTCGCGGACTCCATCTTGGTCGCGGTGTTGTCGCTCATCTCGGACAGCGCCCGGGCGGCAGCGCCGGCAGAACCCTCGATGCCGTTGAGCGCGTCAGCGGCCGTGTCCAGGTTCAGCGTGCCCAGCGCCGCGGCCATGTCCTCGGCCTGCGTCCCGAACAGCCCGACCGCGAGCCGTGCGCGCTCGGCGGGGTCCTCGACGCCCTGCAGCTTGGTCAGGATCTGGTCGAGCGCGTCACGGGCCACCGGGCCACCCTTGGCGAAGGCGTCCGCCATGGCCTGCGCGTCGAGCCCGAGCTCCTTGAGCGCCGGAGCCGCTGACAGGTCCTTGACCTTGATCGTCAGTTCCTTGAGCGAGTCGGCGACCTTGTCCGCGTTGAACGCGCCGCTCTCCAGACCCTGCACGAGCAGCCCGACCGCGTCCTCAGCCGACAGCCCCAGGTCTCGGAAGTGCGTCGGGTACTCCTCGAGCGTGTCGAGCAGGTCGTGGGAGGCGTCCGCGCCGTTCTGGTAGCCGGCGACGATGACGTCGAAGGCGTCCTGCGCATTGTCCGCGAGGCCCGTCTTGATGAGCTGCCCGGCGGCCCGGGCAGCGTCAGGAATGTCGGCCTGCATGATCTCAGCGACGCCAGACAGCGACGCGATGACCGACTCAACCTCAGCGTCGACCGCGTCCTCATCGATGAGGCCCTGCTCCAGCGCAACCCGCGCCGTCTCGAGGTTGTCCGCGATGGAGTCACCCCATGCGTTCGCGTACGCCTCACCCGCGGCGCGACCGAACCGGGCCGACGTCGCCTCATCCAGCCCCGTGCGGGCGCTGAACAGGTCACGCTCAGCCTCGATCGAAAGGCCCTGCTTGATGCCCAGGATGAGCCCGGCCGCGATGGCCGCGCCCACACCCACGACGGCGCCCGCGATCGGGATCGTGCCCAGCGCGTCAAGGATGCCCGAGACGATGCCCTCGCCCGCGTCGTCGCCCGCGTCCTCACCAGCTTGACCGACCTCGGCCAGCGACGTCTTCGCGGAGGACGTGTCGGCCGTGACCTTGATCTGAGCCTTCGCGCCGTTCAGGTCGCGCAACTCAGCCTTGGTCTCACGCAGCAGCTTCTGCGTGTTCTTGATGTCGAGCGTGACCTCGGGGGTTACCTCCATCGTGCGGAGGGTGCCCAGGTCCGTGGTCAGGTCCGCGATGCGCTTCTGCGCGTCCTTGATCGCCGCCTCGACCTTGACCTCAACCTTGGTCCCGGTCAGTTCCTTGATCTCGGCGCGGACCTCCTTGATGCGCGCCTGAGTGTCCGCGATCTTGACGTCCACCTCGGGGGATGCGTCCATGCCCTTGAGCTCGGCAAGGGTGCCCTTGAGGTCGGTCAGGCGCTTCTTCGCGTCGTCAATCTTGACGTCCACGTCAGGCTTGACCTTGACCGCGTCAAGTGTCTTCAGGTCCTTGGTCAGGACATCAACGGACTTCCCAGCCTTGGCGACGTCCTGAGACAGGTCCGTCATGCCCTTGCGGGCGCCGGAAACCTTGGCCTCGAAGATGGCGCGCACGGTACGGTCAGCCACGGCGCGCTCCCTTCTGTGCAGACTTCTTCTTGGTCGGGTCGAGCGTCACACTGATGAGCAGCGACCCCAAGTCGGGGTCAGCTTTGCGTGTGCGGCGCGCGTCCTCGATGGCGCGCGTGCGGTAGCAGCGCCGGAACGTCGGCACGTAGGCGTGCTGGTTGTCCGTGTCCTGACACTCAGACGCCGGGCCGCCGCATGCCTGACACGCGCCGGCCGCGGTCTCCGCGTCGGCCACGTCCAGACCCAGCGCCCACGCCCGGTCATAGTCGTCCAGTTCGTCCCACTGGGTCATCGTCAGGCCCAGCCTTCGCGCCGCCCGAGCCTCGGCACGCGCGCCGTGGTCGTCGTGCAGGCGGCGCGTCACCGAGGGAAAACAGGCTGCCCGTCGTTCGTCAGGTCCAGGCATGCGCGGAAGAACTCTTCCCACTGCCCGTTCGTCATGTCGTCGGCCCATGTCGGCCAGTCGTTGGGGGCAGGCTCGCCGTCCAGAGACTCGGTGCGGACGATGCACGCCCGGATCAGCGAGTCACCGAACGTGTCAGAGTTGTACCCGAGGCGGGCGTCGAGGTCGTCACCGTCACGCGGCGGGTGCCCGGTGAGTAGCCGCCGGAACTCGCCGCGGGCCAGGCCCTTGATGACCACGCACACCACACCGGACGCGATGACCTTGCGGCACTCGTCCATCCGGGCGTGCACCTCAGCCAGTTCGGCCTCCAGCGGCTTCGGTGCTGGCTGCGACGCACGCCGCTTCGGCGCGGGCAGGTCGTCACCCTCAGCCTTGCGGGCGATCGCCAGCGTGAGGCGCTTCTCCTCGAGCGTCAGGCGGTTGAACTCGTCCTGAGCGTCGGGGTGGAAGGTGTGAAAGTGGTTCAGAACCTTGGTGCGCATCGGGTCTCCCGTCCCACCCGTCCCGGGCAAAGCGAAAGACCCCGGCGCGGCGGGACGGGGGGTGCCGCGCCGGGGTCGAACAGGGGCCAGGCTCAGACCGTGAGCTCGACATCCTCGAAGTACGCAGACGCCGAGACGGTCGCCGTGAACTTCAGGTCCTCCTCCGGGGATGTCGGCTGGTTCTTCGTGCGGGTCAGCACCCGGCCCGGAAGCAGGTCAATGACAGTGGCGACGGTCGGGGTGACCGCCGAGTCCCAACCGAACGCCTGCGCGATGTAGACCTCAGCGCCCTGCGGCATCGCCGCATACGCCTCGTTCACGGCCTCGCTCATGGCCTCCTGCTGGTCGTACACGGCAGCGATGGTCACGTCGATCGTCTCGCCGACGTTGACCGTCTGCTGGACCACCTGACACGCACGCTGGCGCGTCTTCGTGATCGGGGCGCGAGACACGGACACGTCGCCCATGTCGTAGTGGCAGTCGATCTTGACGGTGGTCGCGTGGTTCAGCACGGACAGCGGGATCTCCCACGCGCCCACGACAGGGTCAGTCGTGACCAGCGCGGCGGGGATGATCCAGGTAGGGACGCGGCCAGCGGCGACGACGCCCTCGATTGCGGTAACGCTCATTCTGACTCCTCAGATTCGACCGGGGCGGGCGCCTCGGTGTCGGGGGTGGGGGTCGCCGCGGCCTTGGGGACGCGGAGTTTGGGGGGGCGCAGGCGCCCGTGCTTGTCGTAGGCCGACTGCTTCAGCACGCGCCAGCCGCCACGGGCAGCGGTCGCGGCTGGGACGGTGAAGTGCCCGTGAGGCAGGGATACCCGGACGAACTTCGACATGGTGGTCAGCCCTTCGTGATCGTGGAGTATTCGACGGCCAGGGACACCCGGCGCGGGTCCGCGTTCGGCTCAGCGGCCGGGGACGTGGCGAGGGTCTGGCGCAACGTGCCGCCCTTGCTAGACAGGCGCATCCCGCCGATGGCGTCCTCGACCTTGTCGGCCACCGCGATGGCGTCACGGGCGGTCGCACCCACGCAGGTGATGAGCACGCGGTCAGCACGGCCCGAGCGCGTACCCGACGCGCGGGCATAGGTGTGCTGACCCGGCGCCGGCCACAACACGGCGGCCTGCCCGACCAGCCCGTCGACGGTCGGCAGGTCGTGCGCGGGACCGTCCACGGCGTGAATGCCAGCGGCGGTGAGCGCGGCCTTGATCAGAGCGTGCACGCTGGTCGTCGTGCTCACAGGAACCGCACCACCTTGTCGCGCAGCTTCTCAACCTCACCGACGAGGCGCGGCTCCCACTGGTCAACAGTCGGCCGGATGAACGGGTTAGGCGCCATCACCGACGTGCCGAACTCCTGATAGACGGCGTACTCGGTGGTCGTCTCGATGGTCGCCACCTCGCCCCGACGAACCAGCCGCAGGCCTTGACGCAAATCACCCGACTCGACAGGCGCGATCGACTGTGCCGTGTTGAGCGCGCCACGACCGACCGTTGCCGCGATGCCCTCGCCGCCCCGTGCGACGGCGGCAGCAGCCCGGGACAGATCGCGGGCAAAACGGGCGAACTCTGCCCCGCTCACTTGACCCACCTGCACAAGATCAGCAACTCGACCGGGTGCGACGGATCGTCTTGCGCGGCGCGGGTGACCCACATCGGGTCACGGCCTGCGATGGTCACGCGGTCATCAGGCTCGACGCCGGCCACGTCGTGCGCGACCTTCACCAGGGGTGCCTCGAGCGTCACGGCCTCATCAGTGAGCAGCGACCGCGACGACGACGCAGGCTCCTCGACATGGCACGGGACATCCGCATGGATAGTGGCCCACGTCGTGACCGTCTTCTGTAGCGCCTCATCCCAGCTGGACGTCAGTCGCTCGATGGTGCACGCGTCGGTCATCAGCGACTGAGCGTGCGCACGCATCAGCGGCAGAGCCGCGGCGACGGCAGTGCCGATCATGCGATGCCAACCAGACGGTAGCGGTTGAGCGCGGCACGCTGCCTACTCGTCGGGGCGCCCGTCTCGAAACTGACCTGGTGCTGCCCGGACGTGACGGACGTGACGCCGTCGCGGTCGCCAGCGGCTGCCATCTCGTGCAGCACCTTCAGCACGTCGGCCGGGCACTCCTCGAGGCCGTGCACGATCTCCGCGACGATGCCGCGCAGTTTGTTGGAGTGGACCCCGCGAACCTCGCCCATGCTCGACCACTCGGGGTCGTCCACGGCGACCCCGTCAGCGGCGAGCGACACAAGGTCGACCAGCCGCAGGGTGGGCAGGAAGTAGCTGCACCGACCGCGGCCGTCGAGCGTGACCGTCTCGGTGACGAGGGGGGCGACGTGCCACCCGCAGTACGCCCGGACGGTTGCGCACGCAGACAGCCATGCCGCCTCGTCCACGCCGTCAGGCAGGTCTGCGAGCACCACGTCAGTCATGGGTCAGCCCTTCTTGCGGGCGGGCGCCTTGCGCGCCTTGGACGTGGCCGAGGCGACGGCCTTGTCCTCGACGTCGTCGGCCTTGACGGCCTTGCCCTCGGCGTCCATGCGCGCCCGATAGGCGGCCCGCTCGGCGAAGGTGGAGCCCATCGCGGACAGTGCCGCGTGGTTGTCGTTGCTCATGTCGTGCGTCCCTTCATGTGGTGCCGGTGGGACAGGGCGGGGCGGGTTGCGGCCCGCCCTGTCCCGGGGATCACACAGCGGTGATGGTGCAGAACGCCTGCGGGTCGAGAACCCCGAAGGCGTCCCGGCGCTCGGCGAGGACGGCAAGCAGGTTGCGGGTGAAGAAGTCCGCGTGCTGGTCGCTGACAAGGATCGACGGCGCCTCACGGCTCCACAGGACGGCCTGGCGGAAGTCTCCGACCAGGGCGGTGTTCTGCGTCATGGCCTCGGTGACGACGACGCGCAGGCCCCACAGGGTGTTCAGCTGCTCGACCGACGCCCGCGGGTCGCCGATCAGGTAGTTGCCCTGCGAGTCCTTCGCAGTGAGGAATCCGGTGGAGTACCAGTCGCTCGGGTGGATCACCAGCGCGTTGGGCTTGCGACGGCCCGTGGTGCGAACCGCCGCAATGGCGTCCACGACCGCGTCGATGTCCGTGCCGGCAGACCCAACGGTCAGCGGCGAGGACGACAGGATGCCGGTCAGGTTCTCACCGACACCGGACCCGTTGAGGAGCTGGTCCTCCAGCTCCTCGGCGAGGCCGTAGAGCAGGAAGTTGTCGATGAGCGCGCGGACCTGTCCGGCGTCGGCGGCAGCCCGCTTCGTGATCGGAATCCAGTGGGCGATGGTCTTGACCGTGGTCGACATGATCTCGAAGTCCATGCCCGACTCAGGCTTGACGCCCGACGCGGCGGCGACGGTGTACGGCCCCGGGCTCGCGCCCGAGATCGCCCCCGCGGCGGCGGTGGTGGCCTCCGCGACGGGGGCGGCGTTGTTCGTCTTGGCCGTGACGCGCACGTACTCGACGGTGTCGGACTCGGTCGTGGCCCGGGTGACGAGGTCCGCGACGGTCAGCTCACGCTCACCGACGAGGTCGGTCGTGGGGGTGTAGAAGTCGTTCCGGACGAACGCACCACCGGAGGTGGACGACGCGCCGGTCACGAGGGCCTTGGCGTCAGCCGCGAACGGCGACGTCTGGATGCCCTTGACCTGGTTCGGGACGACCCCGCCGCGCACGTACTGCTTGGTGAAGTCGCCGTAGACGCCGGACTCGATGAACAGCTGACCGAAGGTCTTGCCCTGCGTGTCCATCGCCAGGCCCTCGGCGGTGAACTTCTCGGACTTGGCGCCGTGGTCCTCGGCACCGCCGAGGCCCTTGAGGAACGCCTTGGCGTCGGCCATCTCGCCGCGCATGTCGGCTTCGGCCTTGACCTGCTCCTTGAGCGCGGTGATCTCGGCCATGCGGTTCTTCATCTCGGCGATCTCTTCGCCGGTCGGCGCGACGCCCTTGGCGTCGAGCTCGTCGGCGTAGGTCTCGAGCGACTTGACGGCCGCCTCGAGCTGGGTACGGATGGTGCTCATGTTCAGCCCCTTTCGGGCAAGACAAAGCGCCCGACGTGGGTGTCGGGTGCGATGGGTTGGGGTGGGTTGCTGTCAGTCCTCGACGGACAGCAGGGAGAGGGCGCCGCGGATGCGTGCCATCTCGACCACGGTGCTTGCCGGTGACTTGCCGTCCTCAGCGGAGGGGGTCACGGGGGCGGGTGTGGCTGACTTCGCGGCGGGCTTGTAAGTCGTGAGTGCCACGACCTTCTCGGCCAGACCGGAGAGAGTGACGGCGCCATCGTTCACGCCGTAGGACTGCCGCCATGTGGCGTAGTCGTCATTGCTGGCGACCTCGAATACGACCCAGTCGTCCGCGTAGTCACGGACCCAGGTGTACGTCTCGCCTGCGCCGTGGGCGCTGCGGACTGCGGCGTCGAGCGCGTCGCGCAGTTCGTTCGCGGTCATGCCGTGCGCCTTGCGGACGACGGCGGGCGGGGTGGCAATCTCGGCCGCGCCCGCCTTCTCGTCGTATGCCTTCGCGGACAGGACGACCGACTCGCGGTTGGACGGGATCGGCACGAACGCGCCGTTCAGCAGCTCGGCCTTCACGATGTGCGTCACGCCGTCCTTCTCCTCACGCACGGCGCCCATGAAGGCAACCGACGTCGTGCGGATATGGCCCTCACGCACCAGCGTGCGGACCTCCTGCGCGCGGGGGATGGACGAGTACGTGCCCTTGACGCGCAGCCGGCCAGCCTCGTCGTAGGACGGGACGCCCGAGCCGACCGTCGTGGCCGTGGACATGCCGTGGTCGATGTCGAACGTGATGTGGGCGGGCAGCGGGTCGAACACCTTGGCGTCGATGACCTCGCCGTCACGGTCCAGCGTTGGGGCCGACAGGATCACGTCGAACTCACCGTTCGGGTCGCCATCCGCGTCCTCAACTGCCTTGACCTCGCCCAGGGCGAACATCTTGTGCATGGTCACTGCTCCTTCGCCATTGCGCGGATGCGCTCTCGCAGGGTGGTCACGTCGCCGCCCGAGACCTGCTCGAGTGCCAACGCCTTGAGGACGGCATCGGTCGAGCCGTTGAGGTCCGCGGTCAGCGCCTTGGGGTCGACGTCGTCGAGGGTGGTCTGCCAGGACAGGCGGCCCATGACCGAGCGCGCCACGGACAGCGGGATGACGTCGGCGAGCGCGTCGGATGACGCGGCGGTCTGCGCTGCGATGGCCTGAGCCTGCGCGTCGATCGCGTCCAGTGGCATCGTCGCGGTGTTGAGGAAGATCCGATCCGTGCCGGGGATGAACGGCAGGTTCTCCACCTTGCGCTTCTCCGCAATGGTCATGTGTGACGCCTTGTTGAGCGCGTCCTGACGGGTCTCGAAGTCGCCGCGCAGAACCTCGTCCATCAGGAACTCGGCGTACACGTCATCGCTGCCCCACTCGGCCTGACGCAGGTCGACCTCGATGGCAGCCTCGAACGCCGGCAGCCGACCGCCCATCGTGTCCCGGTACATCGAGCGCATCTGCTCGGTGATGTTGGAGAACGTCGCCCGGTCGAGGATGTGAACCACCGGAGGCGGCACGTCGTATGCCGCGCACACCTCCTCACGGTTCAGCTTCCGCGTCTCGATGTACTGCGCCTCCTCGGCGGTCAGCGTCATCGTCTGCGGGGTCATGCCCTCCTCGAGCACGATCGTTACGCCAGTCTTAGCCGCGCCACCCGCAACCGAGTCCATCTGCGCCTTGAGTCGCGCCTGAGCGGACTCGGACAGGGTGCCGGGGTGTGACAGTGCCATGCCCGGACGTGCGCCCCGCTCCCAGAACGAGGACGTTGCGGTGCGGGCACTCCACTCGTTCTCCAGCGTCGCCCGCAACGGCTCCAGCGGGGACATCCCCCAGGTGCTCGACGTGGGGTGGAACGCCTTGAAGTGCACGAGGTCGGCGTCGGTCAGACCTGTCATCCGCGCCCGCGGCTTGCCGTTGTCGAACGTCCACGAACCATCCGGCTCGTCGCTCATCGACGTGGGGTGCAGCGGGTACAGGCCCTTGACGTCGCCACCCGCCCGCTGCTTGAACCAGAACGCGTCGCCGAAGATGTCGTACATGCTCGACGTCCACAGCATCAGGTCATGCCCGGACTGGCCGGGGTTCGGCTGTTTCAACAGGCGAGCCATCGGGTGGTCGTTGCGGCGCTTGCGGTCCATCTCTCCGTGCTCGTACACCGGCAGCGGCAGCCGCGCCGTGGCCTTAGCGAGCTTGGACACCACGACATAGGCCCACAGTTGGCGCGAGTAGATCCCCGCGTAGTGCGACGGGTAGTTGGCCGACGACATCGACGGCATCCCCGCGAACCACTGTGAGCCGTTCGCGAGAGAGAGGGGCGTCTTGGTGCTCACGAGAGATCCGTTGCTGATGAACATGCAGACCTCTCTATGGGCGCTGGATAAACGCGACGTCGAACATGAGCAGGACTACCTCGCCGTCCAGCGGCAGGTTCGTGGAGTCGGGGCCGGCCTTCAGCGCCTGCGCGTTGCGGAGTACGAGCGCCTTGTCGTCGGCCTCCCACAGGACGCCCCCGAACGACGACCCGTCGTGCATGGTCACGAACACCTGAGAGCGGAGACGGGACCGCAGCACCCTTGAGCGCATCACAGCGTCACCAACCCCCGGGTTTCATAGACGGATTCGGCGCTCACGTTGAGGCCACGGATGGCGCGCACGGCGGCGGCCAACGGGCCAACCTCGGGCGCATCCTTGAGCTGGAAAGCGCGCTCACCGGACGTGCCGACCGAGCGCCACTGCGCGGCCTTCACTGCCTCATTGAGCGCGGGCTGGTTGCCGTGCCGGATCGTCCCGCCGTCCACGGCATCCGCGAACGACCCACACGCGGCGGGAAAGTCTGAGGACTTCATCGACTCGACCTTGGAACCGGCCTTGTCGATGTCGTCCTCGAACGCTCGCGGTGGGGTGACGGTGCCGCCCCATGCCTGCGTCAGGCGGGCGCACTCGTCGGCCAACTTCGCGGCCTGCAACGGCGCACCCTGATTCGTGAGCATCACCTGACGGCGCCCGTCCGGCCGCTCCCACGCAACGGCGATCCACGCCGTGCGATCCTCGGCCACGTCGGCACCGAACGACACCTTCGCGCCACGTTGCGCGGCGGGATCTGCAAGGTCCATCCACTTGGCGAGCGACAACGCGCCGCCCAGCGACACAGGGTCCTCCCACCATGAGAAGAACTCGCGCGCCCACTCGGCGGGGGGCATTGACAGTCGCAGGTCGTTCAGCGACTCCTCAGTGATGCGACTGCACCAAAGTGCGCAGTTCGCCTGCCACCACAGGTCGCGGTCGTCCATCGCGCAGCCGGGCACGGGTGGGTCTGCGGTGTGCTGACAGTTGCGGTCGGCGCATGCCTTGACCTTCGCGCCGTACTCGACGTAAGCCAGTCGCGGGTCTTTGCCGGTGCGGCCACGGTCGCGGATGCGCCGCAACTGCTCGGAATGCTCCATGCCGGCCGAGGATGCGATGCGAACCTGCGCGCCGGGCCGGGTCAGCATCGTCGGATAGACCGCGCCAACATGCTTAGGCTCGAGGTACAGCGCTTCGTCAAGCGTGATGCGCTTGACGCCGGTCAGGCCACGTCCGCCCTTACCGGTACGGGAACGGAACTCGATGCGGCGCCCCGACTCGCGGTGGATGATCGACAAGTCTTGGTGGCCCTCCATGTAGTCCACCTGATCGGCGTACTCATGGTTGGACTCGATCCACTGCCGGAAGTCTCGGAACGTGCCCTTCGACGTGTCCAGCAAGTGCGACGACCACACGTGCTTCTCGGCGCCGACCACGAACAGGTCGGCGAGCGCGGCGATGCCCAGCGTCGACGTCTTGATGTTCTGCCGGGGCGCGACAACGGCCACCTCGAACGCGGCCGGTCGGTCGTCGGCAACCTCGGCATAGATCGAGTCGAGGATCCAACGCTGCTCATCGTCAGGCGGCAACCCCAGGTCGGCGCCAACCCTCGCGGCTAGGTCGCCGTTCGTCCACTTGCTCGCCGGTCGGTGCCGGTGAAGCGGCTCGTACATCAGGCGTGCCGACGCCTACGCGCCTCGAGCTCGTCCTGCAACTGGCCCGGCGCGGTCGCCTTGCCGGCGCCACGGGTGGCCGCCGCCATCTTCGCGTCGTAAGTGTTCGCCAGCGACGAGTACGCCGAGCCGGTTTCCATCTCGCCACGGTCGAGGCGTCGAGCCAGCGCGACAACCACCTGACCGAGCGACGTGTCCAGACGGTCGGCCTGCTCCAGCTCGGATCGGGCAGCGGCCTCGATCGGACCAATGTGCGGGCCAGCCTCGACATTGGCCGACTCAGGAGCGATCGGCACGACGTCGGCGCCAGGCGCACGGTTCGTTCGCTTGCGGCACTTGTCCGAGCAGTAGCGCGCGTTAGCACGGCCCGCGGCAAACGTCTTGCCACAGGTGCAGGTGAACTCAGGCATCGAGGACACCTCCCGGCCGTCCGGACATCACACTCGAGGAGGGAGAAGCGGGAAAGGTGGCGGGTCTTGAGGCTGACAGCCCCGGAGATGCGCGACCCCCTACCCCATCACCAGTCGAGGGTCGTCGCCTCTTGCCGTGCGCGTCCTCGCACTGCGCCGTCGTGCTGGTTGCAGCGACGCCCGCAGGTGGGACAGGGTGAGCCGTGAGCCAGCCCGCGGTACTGGTCGGTGCCGGGCTCGTGATCGGCGTGCAGGTTGCTCGTCTTGCCATCGGGGAGCGGCCACATGGGGTGACCGCACAGGCAACACGGGTCGCCGGGCTGGTACGCCTTGAGTAGTGCGGCGCGTGCCCTCTTGTGCGCCGCGGTGTTGTAGATCCGCGAGGACGGTGGACGGCTACTACTGAACGGCATCGGACAGGCGTCGTGCGTTGGCGTGCCTCACGTCGAACCGTCGATGGCAGGTGATGCAGCGCGGCGAGTAGTGCTCGGGATGGATGCTGTAGGCGACAGGCTGGGCGCTTAGGCCCTCCTGCTCCAGCTCGTCGGGGTCGTCGTGGTTGTAGGACCAGTGCTGCGCGGCAGTGCCGCAGTCGATGCACGGGTACTGCTGGACGAGCCCACGGTCTGAGCGGACGCGGTCATGGGCGGCGGCGTATCGGATGTCGTCGCGTCGGTGGTGCTCGGCGCGGTCTCCGCAGTTGCTCGTCGTGCCCCTGTTGAGGTCACCCACCCGAACGACGGACGATGCGCCACAATCGCACGCGCAGAGCCACCGGGAGCCAGTGGGCTCGATCGCGACCAGCGAACCGAACCGCCTGCCGGCCAGGTCGGTGCGCTTGGATGGGTGCGCCGGGGTGGCCGTGCCGTAGCGCCACTGCTTCATGTAGTGGCCGTAGCACAGGCCCTTGCGCTTCACGGGCTTGTCGCAGTCGTCCAGGGTGCAGGTCGTTTCGCTCATCAGTTCATCTCCCGGATATGCGGACACCCCGAGCCGGGAGACTCGGGGTGTCCTACCTGCGAGGATCAATCGCAGGATGATCAGTGGTTGCTCAGGTCCGCGCCATCTCCACGGCATCCGCGTACTCCTCGAGCAGTACGTCGACCCATTCGCCGTGTTCGACCCTGCATCTCGCGCCTTCGGGGCAGCGTTGGTGTCGGCGCCATTCGGGCAGGTTGTCGGCGAGTGCGCGCGCGACTTGCTCGGGTGTGGGTTCGTCG